TGATGGGCCGAGGTGCTGATCTCCAGGAACTTGCGGGCCAGCAACTTGCTGGACTCGGTGTGTTGCGTCCAGGCACCCCAGCCGCCGAAACGGACTGCCGCGTACATGACCGACACCTTCCACTGCGACAGCTCGCCGTGGTCGGCCAAGTCTTGCAGCCCGATCCTGAATACCGCGTCGCAGACTTCCCTGGGCAGGGCCTCTGCGGCATACAGCACATCATGGGGGATTGCCGCCCACACATAAGCCCCTGCAAACGGACAGCCAATCACCCGGCGGAAAAATTCCGGGATGCTGGCCCCATCACTGACAAATCCCGCTTTGGTCGTGATCTCCACCCCAATCGGCAGGACCATCGGAAAGTCGGCCAGTAGTGCCACTTCACGCCCGTCCCGATACGGCACCCGGCGCGTGTCCAGTGGTTCGGGGAAGCAGCGGATCATGGATATTGCCCCGTCCGCAGCATGAATGCGATTTCCTCGGCACGTCGCCCCACCTGCCTGGCCCACTTGCTGTCCATTGCCTCTGCGGCAGCCCTGGGCCAATCGCTGATCTCAATGGCCGCCCACATTTTCTTGAATCCTCTGAGGCGGGGAATGCCCAGGTTGAACGCCATATTGATCAGCGCATCCCTTCGCACGTGATCCAGCCCGACCGCGACTGGGAACGCCTTCCAGAGCGCCCGCTCGTGCCGCTCAATGTCGTTCACCAGCAGATAGGTGGCCTCGTCCTCGGTCAGCGGGTTAGTTTCTAAGTTTCGCCCGTAGCCAATCGTTAGCACGTTGACCGTGTCGAGGTATGGCCGGTCCTTAAACCCTTCGTGCCGCTTGAGCATTTCCAGCAATGGGTAACTCATGGCTCACCGTCCTTGCGGGGTCTCCGCTGGGTGGTAGACCAGGCATTCGGCAGCCTTTTTGCCGCCGCAACACCCGACCAGCACGGCAGTAACAACCAGTACCACGGCAACGAGTGCAAGCCGGCGCATGGCCATTGCAGAGTTCTCCCATTGGGTAAAGTCGGCAGGGTCATGCAGCATCAGACGTAGCGAATAACCCATGGCGATATCAGCGCGTCAATGGACCGCTGCAAGGTGCTGAATTCCTTTGCGTCTTGATCGTACTGCTGCTGCACGTGTAAATAGATGGCCTGCCGTAGCGGCATCGGAACTGCGTCCCGAGTGGATCCAAAACCGGCGACAATGCGCACTGTGACAGGGTTCTTCACCGAATAGACACTAGGCCAGGATTGGTCATACCCAAGTTCAATGATCCCGGGCCAGTCCCCGTTGGTTTCCACTCGATACACACTGGAAGATAGCGTCTGTTCGTTCCCGTCATCGTCCAGGTATTTTACGTGCGTCACAGACTGCAGTGGCGCTCTCGGCAGTTCCATCAAATCCGCGAAAGAGTCGAATGTCACGTCCAACGTCCGCTGGATCAGCGCCCGGCCTGTGCTGGCCTCTACCGCCTCCCTGGCTGCCTGGATCAACCAATCCAGCACATTGTCACTGTCTGTGTGGTCGATGCGCAGGTGATCACGCACGTCTGCCAGGGTGACAGGCTCAATAGCTGGCGGGGTGACAACGCTGATTGACGCAAACCGCTCAGTCATCGGCTTGTTTTCTCGGTGTCGACTTCTTGGCTGTACTCCTCACCGGCTCAGCTTGCCCAGACTCGATCAACCGGCGCTCGGTTTCCAGATCCAGGCTAACAATGGCTCCCGGTTCATGGCTGTAGCCAATACCGGCCATGGCAGTTAGTAGTTTGACCACTGCAATACCCCCAACAAAGGGGCAGCTAAGCTGCCCCTTATGGTTTATGCCTGAGTCAGCTTCTTGATAGCGGCGGAAAGCGTCACCTTTCCATCCAACCGCTCAAACATCCGGAAACCAACCTGACCGTTCGCGGCGTACAGCTCATTCAGACGCTGGAACACCCGTCCTGCCCGCTCGGCAATCGTGTAATACGACAGATCACCAAATAACACGGAGATGTTGCCGGTGGTGGCAGCAGGCATGGCGCTCGATACCACAACACGACGCCCCAACAACATGTCGGGCTGTCCGGCTTGCAAACCAGGCTGCCACAGGTACTGGGAGTTGCCGTCCTTCAGCTTACGAATCAACAGCGCGGTGGAGTCCTTCATCACCCACACAGCACCGCTGCGATAAGGCCGTTCCAGCGCGTGATACAGGCTGATCAGCTCGTCGGAGGTGATGGCAGCAGCACCTGCCGCCGTCACCCCGGCAGACGCGCCACCCGTCAACCCAGTCGGTTTGCCGGAGCCATCACCAGCGACGATAGCGGATTCCTCGGCAATGCCGAATCGCTTGCCGAAGTTGCTGGCGAGATACGACTGCAGATCAAACAGCGAGTCTTGCAGCAGTTCCTCGGACACCTTGATGATTGTGCCCAGCTTATAGGCCGACAAAGTGACGCGACCAAACGCGGCGTCAGACTCGGTGTAGGCGGCCTCTTCCGCTGTCCAGGTGGCAGTTCCAAGCGTTGACTCAACAGGGATGTGATGATTGCCGCTGGTGGTAATAACCGAACACAGCCCGCGGAAATCGTTGATGTCCTGCATGGCCATCAGCAGTTGGCGCTCGAACTCTTCAGGCACGATATAGCCACCCTCGGAGTTGGTGCCGACTTGCAAGGCATTCAGGATGCGCGGATCGTCAAGAGTGGCCTTTCCGAGTCGGGCATACTTGTCAAAAGCCGCCTTGTATTGGTCGGTTGCGAACGGCTTGCTCTTGCTGTTCTGCGGCGACAGGGCGATGCGCTTTTCCGCGGGAGGCGGGGCATCATCATTGGCCAGCGACTCAAAACGCTGGATGCGTTCAGCACGCATACCAAGCTCTGCCTGATCGGATTCCATCCGGTTATACGACTCCTGCTCATCGGCAGACAGGTCGCGATCTTCCGCTTCGGCCTTGTCCAGCATATTGCGCATCTGCTCGACAAGACGCCCTCGTTTTTCAAAGATTTCATGCAAATTCATTTGCCTAACCTCTTGATTAAGGCATAAAAAAACCCGCCTAAAGCGGGCTGTTGTATGTCAGGCATTCCGCCTAACACGCTTTTGGCCGTCCGGTCACAAAAGCGGGAATCTGGCCCGAGCTGCCAACCGATACTCGGGTGGTTTTCTCTCTGGCACCTTGGGCGCGTTGCGAATCCATGGCGCCGCTAGGTTTAAGGCGCTGTCCGACTCCCCAACCAGCGCATCAGCAAAACCGGCATCAATGGCCTCTGCGGCGCTTAGCCAGGTTTCCTCATCCATGGCCAAGCTGATCTCGTCACGGTCCATATTCGAGCGCCGCAGGTAGGACTCTAAAATCGAGCTTTTGACCTTCTCCAGCCGCTCAGCAGTCTTCACCATCTCATCCGCGTCACCCAGAGAGAACGTCCACGGATTGTGGATCATCATCAATGCGTTATCAGCCATCTCGACATGATCGCCGGCCATGGCGATGACTGACGCAGCAGAGGCTGCCAGCGCATCAACGCGGACAGTGATCTCACCGGGATGCTGGAGCAGCAGATTATGAATGGCGAATCCGTCGAATACGTCGCCGCCTGGCGAGTTGATCCTGACCAGCACATCCCCCTGCATTTTTTCAAGCTGGGACTTGACTGCCTTCGCGGTCACGCCATCTTCAAATAGCCCGGCGCCGATAAAGTCGTAGATAAGTATTTCGTTCATGCTGCCAACTCCAGCGCGGCCAGACGCCGCCATTTGTCTGTGAGAGCGCCCACATCAACAGACGGCAGTTGCAGCGCCCCTTTGTGGCCCGCGCAATAGGTGCAGGCTGTTTGCGCGTCCATTCCGTTTTTGATCAGATATTCTGCATGACGGGTGTAAAAATCGTCCGCCCATGCCACCAGTCCCTCATGATCACGGCGGTCAGCCTCAGCCAGCACAGCGCGAATCTCCCGATCCACATGATTCTGCGCCGCTGAAAGATCCTCTGAAGATTTCGCCATATTGAGCGGGATCAGGTATTCATCGAGCCCGTCAACAGGGTTTTTATCCTCCATCAGCCGAACCTCGTTGCGCGATAGCCACCCGTCCTGGATCGCCTTGCCATAGGCATCGTAGCGCGACTGAGTATCACCTCTGAGCAGTCCATCAATGGAGAATTTAACGAAATAGCGCCCGCGTTCTTGAGGCATGAGCAAATCTCGATACATGCTCATTTCCAGTCGCTTTACCCAGGGGCGAATGGTGTTGCGCACGAATTCAATCGACTGGTGTTCGATATTGCTGAATGTGGCACGATCCAACTCAGCCAGCATGTGCAGTGGCACGCGAAACCACCTTGCAATCTCGCTGATCTGAAATTTGCGGCTTTCCAAAAACTGGCTGTCTTCAGGAGTAAAGCCGGTATTCTTCAGCTTAAGCCCGCTTTCCAGGATCAGCGTCTTAAACGCGTTCGAGCTGCCAGCGTAGTCCGATGATATGGACTCCTTTAGCCGCTTAAACGACTCGTCTGATAGCGTGCCATCCATCTCAAACACTCTTGGCGTCTGCATCCCATTAGCGTAAAGCTTTGCAGCCTGTTCCTCTGCCGCCAAGGCAACACCAATAGACTCGCGGCCAAGCGCGATTGGCGAGAGACCAGTCACCGCATCATCGCCAAGCCCCTTTATCCTCCAGATCGACTCCTGCGGGTAAACTTTTGCGTTGCCTGGCTCCTGATAATCAAAAACAAGATTCCCTTGGCTGTCTCTTTCTATACGCATGTGCTTGGTATAGAGCGGACGCATCTCGGTCAGTTTCCCGAGTACACTGGAGCGCCGCAATTCAACAAACGCAGTCCCTCTCAGGAGGACATTTGAAAGCACGTGTTCGTACAAATCCACCGCTGTCTGCTCGCCGTTAGGCAGAGCATAGACCAGCGGCTCAATCGGATGCTTTGTCGCCACCTGCTTGCCAATGCTCGTGGTCTCGTACACATGACACGGCAAAGTGGCGATGGACTCAGAGATGATACGCACACAAGCCCACACAGCAGACACGGATGCCGCAGTATCAACCGTAACATTGGCTCCAGAGGCGACAGGATTAACGCTCAGTGCCTGGCGCCACCATTCGGGCTCTTTCAAGGTGGCATTCTGCGGCCTAAGCCACTGCCAAAACCGGAGATTCACAGTGCCAATACCCCGCGAGTCTCATATACGCTGCGGCTGTCCTCGGCAAGCGCAGCACGCCCAAGCGCCATAATCAGGGCCACCACGCCATCGATCTTGTTCTCCGGGCGCTCCTTATCAGGAAAGATGTTGTCTTTCTTGTCCAATCGAGCCACCACGTTGCCAAACATCCACATGAGTACCGGGTCAAAATCGAAATCGATATGCTTCTGAAGAATCAGCGCCTCCAGCAGTTTCATTGGCTCTGAAAAATTCTTCACCGTGGCACCGTATTCCACCATAGGGAACCCGCGTTCAATCATGCGCGTTGAAAACTGAGTCGCTTGGAACGGGTCATATGGCACTTCCCGAATCTCGAATTCCGACTTGAGTAATTCCAGGTCGTCCTCGATGTAGGCGAAATCCGTCACGTTCCCTGGCGTTGCAGTCAGCCACCCATCTGCGTGCCATGCCTTATACCGTGTGTTACCGCCGTCTAGGATCGTGTCTTCTGGCAGATAATGCCGTAAGAAAGCCGCCCACTTGCCGCCCTCCGCCAGTGGCGGGAACAGAATAGCAAGCGCCGCTATATCGGTTTTGCTGGCAAGGTCTATCGCTGCGTAGCAGACGCGGCCCTTGAATTGGTCGATGGCCAAATTCTTCCGCCGACACGCCTGAAAGGCCAGCATATTCATCCAAGCAGCCTTGGCTCCAACCCACATATTTAGGTGCTTGGTTTTGTACGCAGCCTGCCGGGTGGCGCTGCGCCTGGCCTGGGCAAGCTGACCAAGCAAAAAATCTTCTGAGACACTCACCCCAAAATTTGGATTAGCCTTCTGGAGTGCCTCTTTTGTATCCCACTCGTCTCCGTCATCAAGGGTATAAATGATGCCGAAAATAGCATCGTCATCAACCGCCCCTGAGAGAATCTGGATTACATCCGCCCGCTTGGCGTAGCAGGGCCCGCCCATATCAGCGCCGGCAGTCGTGATGTACAGCATCATCGGCTGTTCACGGGCACCCATTCCGGTTACGAAGGTATCAACCAGGTCGGAATTCTTGTGCTCGTGGAATTCGTCCGCAATGCCACAGCTAGGGCTCGCCCCGTCCCCGGGATTGCCGATGACCGGCTCAAACCGACTCGCATCCGCCAGTACGTTCAAGGTTTTGGCGTTTACCTCAACCCCGTATTTTCTGCGCAGCGCAGGTGATCTCTCACAAATCTGTTTCGCCGGTCTAAAGACCTCCCAAGCCTGTTTCTCCGAAGTGGCGCCACAGTAGACTTCCGCGCCAAATTCCTGGTCTATCGTGAGATGCGCGACACCAAGACCGGAGACCCAGAAGGACTTGCCATTCTTCCGCGGCACCTCGATGTATGCCTCACGGAATCGCCGCTTGCCGGTTGCCTTCCACTTCCACCCGTAGATATTGACCGTGCAGAATACCTGCCAATCTGACAGGGCGAACTTTTCAGACTTGGCCGCCCACCGGCCTTTGACGTGTGGCAGTTTTTCCAGGAAGCGGCACCAGCGATCCCCGTCCTCATGCGGCTCAAGATCATCCCGCTCAAGATCCCGGATAAAGCGTTTGCACGCTGACTTGACGTATTCGCATGCCGGCTGCTCACCAGAGAGAACCCGGTCAGCATAGTTCGCCGCCCTCTGCCAGTAGGAGTTCATACATCATCGAATTCGTTTTCATCCGGCTTGTAAACCGACAGGCTGGCCCTGGCAGAAGGAGACAGCCCGATCTTTCCCATCTCGGAAGTGAGCCGGGTTATCCTGGCTACCTGCATGCCGCGGGAATCGTCCCGGAATTCAGCAAGCAACCTGGCCACAATCTCGACCGTCACGATATCTGCGCCGGTCAGCACGCCGGCTGGTGCGATCCTGACCACCTCACGCCAGCACTTTCGTTCCGCAGCATCCAGGTGCGCTGGTGGCTTTGCTGGAAACGCGGAATCAACTTTCGGCTCGTTAGGCCGCTTGCGCTGCGGGTCTTTACGGAAGGCCCCGCGAGCCTCAAGAATGTTTGTCGCTGTACGGGGCCTGGCCATTGATTAAACCTTTAGTTAATTTTGCGGATACAAAAAAATGGC